ACCCACTGAAGCTGAGAACCTAGACAACATAATAGTTTCTTTAGAACACTCAGCTGAAAAACGCAGGGGCTTAACTTTAACGAAATGGAAAGATGCAGACGAGGGAACATCCGGAGATGAGAGGGTGCCCGGAAGGCTGTCTGAGATAACAGACACTATTGGAGGAGAGGCTAGCTCTGATAAGGATTTGTGGTTTCACTGGTTCAGGGTCTCAGTCAAGGCTTTGTATCTTATAGCTGTTGATTATAATGCAGTTTATACAATAGAAAACGATATACTTATCTCAACTTTATGGTGGGTATTTAAGATAAATGAAAATGGGGAACTAGAACAACAAGCCGTAGATCAACCAGATGAAGAGATGTGGGATTACATAACACACGGCAACGGGACTAGCACAGCCCAAGAATCTCTTAGGGCTGTAGCTGTTGGTTCTTCTATCCTAGTACTTAACACTCAGGTAAAAGCAGGGTTTACTAGTGATCCCACTACTGATGGTTCTAGTGGTAGCTTATTATATAAAATGGATGGTACGGTACACGATAATCTAGAGGATAAGCAAGGACCTGGTGTTGAATACTTAACATCTATTACTGTTGATCCAGAAGGTGACGCAGAAGCGTGGACTGAGTGGTCACAGTTTATAGCAGGAGATAAGGCTATAGATCTAGAGGATAGAAAGAATGATACAGAGTTAAATAATAATATCTACCCAGCTGATCCCGGCGCTGGTACTACCTATGATTATTTACGCAAGGGTATATGGGAAGTACATGAAGATATCTCTGGAATCGTGGGACCTGACATATCAGGAGCAACCCAGAGACGACCTAGCCACGGTATTGATAAAAATGTACTAAATGTCGAGACACAATATGGTATTGATAAGGATTTTCTTTCTCATACACACTTTCAGGGGGGCACTGTTAACAAGAAAGCTGTTGATACATTTAAGTTTATGAATAATGGCGGTCATGTGGCTGCGGATGACGCGGCAGCAGCCATTTGTGCTGGCATGGGCGATCATTCCGCATTCAGAGTAACGTGGTATGCTGATCAGCCTGTAGTTGGTGTTGATGCTGATGATAACGGTCTGATGGATCCCGGCGACGGTATGGGATGGGCTGTAGTAAGGGTTGCTTTTGATCTGAGCGCAGATAAAGGAACAACAGAAATCCGCAAAGACAGTATTACCGGAACTATATGGGATCCTGAGGCTGATGTAATGACTGATGCTTCGAATATATTTATTGTTATAAGTACGCTTGATATCGGTACTATGGAAAACTTAACACAGTCAGTAGTAGCAGGCATTAACAAGGGGTTTGACCAAGGAGTCACGCACTGTAGGGCTGAGGTAGACTCTGCGCTTACTGGTTTTACGGTAGAAATACAGTACTACGAAAATCAATGGGTAAAGTCTTACGAAGAAGATGAAGACGGGGAACCTACTGAGGAGCGAAGGTTTACTGATTTCATAAAAGCATCAGATTATTATTACCCTAACCCAGAAGAGAAATTCTTAGGACAGGCAGTATCAAAGCTATCAGATCTACGCTTCCCTCCTACTCTAGCTGATTTCGCAGCATTCAATGGCGGAGATGGAGTCGAAGAAATGCTTGCTGAGTTGTATCCAGGTGAGGGTCACCTATCTACTGAGGACTTAGACGACAACGGCGAGCTTGACGACGCAACAGGAAGAGGTAAAATATATTACTTAAGCCAATCTTACTTAGGTCTATCAGAAGGACACTACAGGGTCACAAGTATTGATGACTTGCCTTACTTAACTAAGATACGTACTCCCGAGATGATGTCTATCATTGACAAGAGGCGTATGCCTAAACAAATAACTATAGGCGGCACTACTAACTGGACTATGCGTAATGTAGAGTGGGATGTTAGAAAATCAGGAAGCATAAAAACTAATCCTGGTCCCTCTATCTTTCATGACGGTGACGGCAATGCGGTGCAACGGCAGATAACAGCCATCTCTTTTTATAGGGGACGGCTGTTCTTAGCTTCAGAGGATATACTAGTATCTTCAAGGATAACTAACTGGGATGATTTCTGGGTAGAGAATCCTGAGGTTATCACAGTATCAGATCCAGTAGACCTAAGGGTATCGTCTAATGACTATACACCTATCACATATCTACAACCATATAGAAACTTTCTTTTCATGGCAACTGATGGTAGTACACAGTACGAACTAATGGGTTCAGAGAATCAAATCTCCCCACTAACTGCTGAGATAGCTCCTACCTCGTTCTTTAGTATGGCTAGAGATGTTCCACCCGTGCTCTTAAACAACAGTCTATTCTTTTTAGATAAGAAGAAGCTATATATATACTTCGGAGAAAAATCAGAGTCTACTCAGAATTCAATGGAGATTTCTGTAAACGTTCCTGAGTATTTACCTGAGAATTATAGAACAGTTGCGGTATCTCCCGTGACTGAAGGGTTTTTTATGGTAGACGCCGACAACCCTAACCATATTTATTGTTATAAAAATAGGATAGGGGGTGATCAAATCTTACAAAACGCTTACTATCGTTTTATCTTAAGCGATGGTATATCTGTGAAATCTTTAGAGGCGGTTGATGATTTACTATACGTAGTGTGGGAGGACACAGTATCAGATGGAGGTGATTCGTGGACTACGGTTAATACAGGTTATATAGATTTAAAGAATGAAGAACTACTAGAGCCCCGAATGGATAATCTATTATTACTAGCGCCTGCCGATATAACTAACTTAGCCTTTGATGGTACTGATACTACTTTTAGAATAAAGAGTGGCTCTACTGATATGACTAAGATAATGTTATGGGATCCTGATGGAGCTTCAGCGAATAATGTTACAGGGGTGCTACATAATATAACAGTAGAGGTGTTATCTGATGAGACTCTAGCCCCTCTTGGCTGGGTAGAAGTAAAAACAGTGCTACCAGCAGACGATACTAGTGTTACTTCAATAGATTTAACCGGTGAATTGACTTCAAAGGGGTGTTATCTAGGTAAACCATATCTATCTACTATAGAATTATCTCCTATATATTATAGGGATACAGAACAAAACGCAATGAATGGCTCTCTAAGTCTTAGAATGGGACAAATAAGATTCAGAAACTCTGGTGACTTTGATGTTTTTGTTACTAGGAAACAAAGAACCGCAACTGAAGATAAGTTTATAATCGATGTAGCTGATATGAGAGCTGTTGATCTAAGCTATCAGCCATACAGGGATCAAGGTATTTTCAAGGTACCGATACTAGGTTTTTCTCATGACATATCTATGACAATCTCTAGCGATTCTGTTTATCCTTTAGCTATATCCGACTTAGAATTTAGAGCTAAGTTTAAGGACAAACTAGCTAATCTAGGCTCAATGTGAGTAACAATAATAGCGAAGCCGTCACGTACGTAAAACACGAGGCGGGGCATGATAGCTCTAATTTAGTTTGGACTACATTAAATCTCAATACTACTATGGAGTCATTTGAACAACTTGAGATCATAAGAAAGTTTGATATTTCTACGGTTGATGACCTAGTTAATGAGCCTCCTACTGCTGAAGAGCTAGAGACACTATATACATTACCGAGTTCTTCACCGCCTGTATCTCCTATGTTTAGTTTAGATGAGGATAATGAGAAGATAGTAATGTCTTCTTCTTTACCTGACTTTATGTGGCTAGATACACTGCACCATAGTCGCGGAGCAGACATACAGCTACCCGTATATGACCCAGCTACCGATGAACTGATTATTAATAGAAAGACTCCTTCTTTATTTCCTGAGGTTGTATGGATTGCTGGAGCAAAAGTAACGGCTCGTTCTCTTAACGCAGCTAACTATCAATCGATTTCTTTAATACAAGAACTTAGATCCAGAGTCCTTAATCCGCTGGATTTGAACTATGAAAGAGGAGCTTCTTTGGGCACATGTCCATTGGATTCTAATGCGGTAATTCCTTTGAAGCATATACCATCAGAACTAGGTGGACAAGGTGAGATAGCTATAGACTTATCTGACAAGGAATTGATTGATCTACAAGATGTATATACCTCAAATAAAGCAAATGGACAAATATTAACTTGGGATTCTAGCATAGCTCCTGCGGGTCAATGGACTAACGATTTTCCTTTATTCAACTCAGTAGATGTAGGGTCTGCTAATGATTTAGATGTTTTTAGGTGGGATGGTTCTGATTGGGAGTTAGTACCGCTACCGTTAAAAGATTTAGGTGATGTAACAAATGATACAGAAACACTGGGAAATCTATTAGCTTGGGATAGCTCTACTAATGAATGGATTCTATCTGGATACGTAGCTGCTGATGATCCAGCATACCCTAACCGAAGCGATGGTCAATTACTTACATGGAATATTAATAATGATAGGTGGGAAGCAAAGGCACCACCCGCATTTAGTTATGAAGTATTTGATATATCCAACGAATCAATTTTTACATTAACTGATGTTGGTTTTTACTGTCCTCCAGAGGGAGACTGTACTACCGCAGATGATATAGTTGATGGCGATGTGCTTGCTTGGTTTGGTGGTGTTACTACTGGAACTTTCCGAGCTAAGAGCCTTGATAATTGGGATCTTAATAACGGGTATAATGGTACTGATGATTCCTCTGTTGGTCCTGATTCTCCGCTATATTCGGGCGGATATAAAGGACCCTCTCTACATAACTTCTACAAAGATGGTTGGCAGCTATATTGGGACAACGCTATTCCGCAGTCGGATGATACTAATCTTATCAGGGGAAGTTTCCATGTTGGTCCTCCCTTCCAGGGGGGTTTCGTTAATACGCATACTGCTCAGAATCAAGAGGTTTTAAAATGGGAACTTGGTAACGACAAACCCCTGAATGACCCCGATTATATTCCTGATCACTGGATCAATGGAAAACTTAACTTAAATCACTTAGGCGACGTAAATGCATTCGAGCCCGATCCTGGCGATATTATTACATGGAACGCCAGTGAGAGTGAGTGGCAATTAACAGCTGGTGAAGCGGGTGGTTCAACTGGAGACGGGTACTATAAAACACATCATGAGTTTACTATAGCACAGAACGTAGGAACTGATCCTGATCTGCCTGCCATTTGGTCAACAGTCTATGTAGCTCCTTACGATATTAGACTTCACGATTGGAGGTTATATACAACAACTCTATCAAAACTTCAGCTAAGTCTATGGAGATGTGAGCACAGTACATGGAATCAGTCAGGTGGTGATGCTGACTGGGATAGAATGGATGCTGATCTAGCACAAGTTGTTGGATGGGGAATGCAGGGAGGACCTTTTTCGCAGCAGAAAAAAAAATCTAACGCAGCGCTAAATATGGTATATACGGATTTAACGGAATGGCAATTATTTGTACTGGTATTAGAGCACCTCGAGGGAGACAGCGGGGATATTCCCACCCATGTACACTTTTCTGTTACTTGGGAAATACTGTAGTGTTACAGAGACACAATAGACTAATCGCCGTCTATGAAGGAGAGACACTAGAAGAACCAACGGGTTGGCTGTCATTTAGGAATATTCCTATGAGATACGGTGAATCAATGCAGGATCAAATAGAAGTTATAAGGGTGTTTGATTACGTTGAAGCCTTAGGTGCTGGTGTTTCTCCTACACAAGATCAGATTAATAGCATGTTTTCTTTGCGGAATACGGATTCATCTGGTAGTAGTATGTATACTATTTCTGAGGGTGCCTATTCTATACAGATGTCGGATGATTTAGATGACTATATGTGGCTAGGCAACGGTATTCATCACGATCTACCCTTAGATATACAGCTTCCTATAGCATCTAGTGATGATACTATTATCATTAAACACAAAGATTATATAGCTACTAGTATTATTCAATGGGAACCCAGTGATTTTATTATTGCTGCTGGTCTTAATACAGGAATAATACAGATACTTTGGACATTCTTAGATATAGAGGTGTCAGTTTTTTATCCCCATATCTCTACATTTTACATTGGTTTTAATAATGGACTGGCTCGTTTAGGTGAAGATACTATATTAAACGTATCTTCTTTCCCTAGCGGTATTGGTCCCACAGGTGAACCCCTTGATGGAGATTTAGAAGGCAGTAGATTATATGATGTAGGGGATGTATATAGAACAGTTCCTTTCCCTGGCTTTCAGGTAGAGTGGAGATCTGCCTTAAATAAATGGATTCCTAGTGTACCGTTTGGATATACAGGAATAGTAAATAAACCAGCCGGTACTATACTTAGATGGAAACTATATTCAGGGGGATGGGTAACTGAGCAGATTTTATTAAATGAAATCGATGACGTATATACCAAAGAAGAGCACGATGGTGATGGCATCCCGCATGGACCACAACCAGGCGCTTTAATCAATAGAGACAACGCTAATACTTGGACCTTGGGTGGCAATGTAAAAGATAAGCCACCAGATACTTCATGGTCTCCTGATGAGGGATGGATAGCACCATACGGTAGCTCTACTACATCTAATGATCCTAATAATATAGGACACGGTTATCACATATCCTGGAATTCTGTGAGGAATCAGTGGGAATACAATAAGACACTACAAGACGAGTATGATTATTATACTTTTGAATGGAACGAAGAACATTTTGCTATTGGTGATTTAGGTGACGTTGAACTGGATTTATCTGTCCCAAAACGGGCCGGTCAGTTGCTTACGTGGGACACGAGTGCGGGCACTTTTACTAATCGTTCGTATAATATGGAATCTTTAGCTAACGTACAAGATCCTCCAGAAACTATACCTGATGGCTATGTTTTAATATGGGACACTTCGTTATACCACCCCAAACAAGACCCAGCAGATCCCCCTGAGGGTATGTTTAAGTGGGGAGCGCCAATGTCTATGATAGATACTGTAGATACTAGCGTTGCTACAGATAATGATATACTTAAACTTGTTTCTAATGAAGGAACAGTAGAATGGAGAGTAGGCCCACATTACTTAGGTGACTTAGGTAAGGTATCTATAGCGGGAACTCCAAAAAATGGTACAGATTTAGTATGGAGTGGTGCTGAGTGGAAGCCACGTTACAATGTGGGAGATCCTGATGACCCTACTTCAGTGTATTATTTAAATACAGAGTTATCGTACTTTATAGTAAGCCCTAGTCCAGGTTGGCCTGTATCGAATAGAGAAGTTATAATGGATAACAGATATGGACTTTGTGAGGTATTGCGGGATGGTACTATAACGGGATTTTCCATGTTTCAACCATTGGAGATAGGTGGCACATACCAAATTACGGGACCTGGTGCATTTGGCGGTACGCTCTATAATAGCGCTGAATTCGATGACTATATAGGATGGAAACCAGCTGGCTTTTTATTGTATAGAGATGCTATTACTTATGACGGCGATGATGAAGATGGTATTATTAGTACCTCAGCTTTATTAGACCCAGTTGATAAGTTCGACGGATTGGCTGATAGGTATATTGATGGTACTTATTCGGGATATAATATGCTTGATGAAATGCAGAGAGAACATTACTCATTCGCTCCTGAGATGGATGGTCAGTTCTATAAGATGAGCGTATCTGTCAATAAAGGAGATATTTTGAGAGTAGAATATCTTATATCACCAGAGGATAATACCCAAAGGACAACCTACCAAAAAGCATTTTGCACTTGGAGACTTACATAAGGAAAAATATGGATAAAAATAAATTATTACAACAGTTATTAGTAGATTGTCTGCTGTTAGACTTAGAAGACCCTGATAAATGCACACCCGGTTTATACCAAGTGGTACGTGGTGTCATAAACGATAACAAACAAACCAATGAAGAGATACCTAACGAAACGTTACAGTTTTTAGAAGATAAACTAAGCAGTGCTATTCCTTTTAAGAAGGATACAGCATGAGTAGCGGTGAGTGTAAAAAAAGTAAAACAATGCGGCTAAAGAAAAAGTATTCTCATGGCGGAGGAAGCAATAAAAGTAAGGTTTCTGGTAAGTTTAGAAAGATAACACCTAATAGAAATAAACCCAAATGAATATACCTCAAGAAATGCTAGATGATTTCCGTAATCATCTTTGGGCATGCTTTAAATATCTAGGACTAGGCGAACCTACTGGAGCTCAGTACGCTATGGCGGACGAGTTACAGAATGGGGCTAATGATATGCAGTTACAAGCGGGTCGAGGCTTCGGTAAGTCTGTAATTACAGCATGCCTAGCATCTTGGTTCTTGTTGCGAGACCCTAATACAACTATCATGGTAGTCTCTGCGACAGGCAACAAAGCTACAGAGTTTATCTCTATGACTAGAAAGATTTTAGATCTAGTACCCTACTGTGAACACCTTTGTCCAGGCGATCATACTACAGATAATGCTTTTGCCTTTGATGTAGAGTGTCGAACTAAGATAGGGCAGGATAAGTCTTGCTTCGCCAGAGGAATCAGCTCTCAAATAACAGGATCACATGCTGATTACGTAATAGGTGATGATATAGAGATCGAAGGTAACTGCGAGACAGCTAATGCTAGAGAGAAGTTAATGAATAAGGTAGCTGAGTTCGAGCAGATCCGTAATGTAGGCGGTAGAGTCATCTTCTTAGGTACTCCTCAGATAAAAGATAGTATATATAATCAATTAGAATCGGGCTATCCCGTTGTCAAGTTTCCCGCTGTTATGCCAGATAAGGGCAATATATCGGAGATAGTTAATGTTAGTGAATGGGTTCTGCAGCTAGGAATAGAGGAAGGAGAGCCCACACAACCGGAAAGATTCCCTAAAGATGTGTTATTAGAACGTATGGCTAAGATCGGTCCGAAACTATTTGCCCTACATTATAAACTAGATACCACTTTAGCTGACTTTGAGAAGTTTCCTCTTCGTTTATCTGACTTATTGGTCATTGATGTACATCCAGACATGTGTCCAGAGAAACTAGTATGGGCTAACTCTACACCATTGAAGGGAATGCCCTGCTTTGGCCTTAGTGGAGATATAATATACGAACCTATGTGGATATCTGATAAATTTATACCCTATACTCAGACAATAATGACAGTAGACCCATCAGGACGAGGAGAGGACGAGACAGCCGTTTGTGTAGCTAGTATATGCAATGGCTATGTATACATACACGAGCTTATAGGATACCCTGGCGGCTATGAACAAGGTGTCCTTAAAAAGATAGCTAGATTAGCTGTTGAATACGGCGTTAAATTGATTAGGGTCGAATCAAACTTCGGAGATGCTATGTATTGCCAGCTTCTTATACCAGTAGTGAAGCAAGTATCTAGCAGTATAGGGGTAGAAGATTTTAAAGTAACGGGTAGAAAAGAATCTCGTATAATAGGGGCATTAGAGCCAGTAATGTCTCATCATAGGTTAGTTTTTAATAAAAAAGCTATATCTCAAGAAGCCACACAAAAACAAATAACCCGTGTATTTGATAAAAGAGGTGCGTTAAGGCATGATGATAGAGTAGACGTGTTAGCCTCAGCAGTTTCTTTCTGGGAAGGATCTTTATCACTAGATGTAGATACTATAATAGCTAAACAAGCTGCTAAAAATAGAAACGATGTAATACAGTCATGGATGAATGATGACAGACGAATGGGTTTATTCTCTGAGAGACTACAGAATACTATAATGAAGAAAAATAAACAAAGCCAACAAAATAAGTGGACTAATAACAGACTTTGGAATAAGAGAGGAGGTAGATAATGGTGTGGCCAATGATTGCAATGGGTGCTATGCAGCTAGGCATGGGAATGATGCAAGCAAATGCTCAAGGAGAAGAAGCTAGCCGAGCAGCCCAGCAGCAGAAGGATCAGATAGACTGGAATAACCATATACAGAAACTCCAGATAGCTCAGAAGAATCGTCAAATAGCTTCGGCTAATGCAGCTAAGTGGATGAATAATATTCTTATTACAGAGGGAGCACATAAGGCTAATAAGGAAGAAGAGCTTTACATAAGGAATAACCTAGATAATGAAACAGGATACTTCTCAGCTCAATCAATGGCTCATAATGAACAACTTATATCCGTTTTAAATGATCGAAACATATCAGAGGGCGGTACGGCTGAAGTATTAAAGAGAGCCGCTAGAATAAATATGGAACGAACTCAAGAAGCTAGAGAGATTAGTTCTGAAAACCACCTTAGAGACTCTCAAAGAAAGATGGAAAACATTCTCAATACAAAGAGAGATTATAATTATAATCAGTCTATTAAATATATGCCAAGTGTGTATCTAGGACAATCACCTGAAGCTGCCGGAGGCGCTGCACACTCTTCAGGTATGGCACAAGCCCTAATGGGCGGTGTTCAAGGAGGATTCCAAGGACATATGTACGACCAACAAATGGCCTTCTGGAATAGACAACCAGCGGCACCAGGAGGATAACCATGAGTAAGAATATAGATGTATTAAGAGACCTAGCTACCAGCGGTAAGAAAGCCGAAGTACCTTTTGACGTTGAAGAAGCTATAGGTGAATCATGGCTCATGCGTAAGAATGAGTTCATGGTTGATAGCGTCGGACTAGCTCCTGAAGAACGCTTTAGTAAGTTTTTGGAAAGAATGGACGGGTATAAGTTTACTTCCAGTACTGTAGATAGTTATCATGATAGCTGGATAGAGCTATTTCCTGGCACTGCTGAACAAGCTGAAGTATACGCAAAGAATAAACTAGATACAGAGCTAAGAGAACTACCCGATGATGCGTCTAGGGGTGACTGGATACAGCGTAACTTACCTAAAGTACCTACTAAATGGAGGGGCGAGGTAGCTGAACGCTTTCAAAGAATTAGGGAGAAGAACGCTAATAAAGATTATGAAAGAACTAGAATCACTGGCGTATTACAAGCTAAGGAAGAACACAAAAAAAATAACAAGAAGTTTCTAGATCCTGACAAGTCTACTCATAGCCACCTAAGATCTTTCACTAATATCCTCACGGCAGGATTAATAGAAACGCTAGATGTAGATGATGAGGGAGATTACACAGCTCTCACAGCTAACGGTAGAGTAAAGGGTATGACCCTAGAAAATAATAGCGATCCTCTCTCTTCTTTCCTTTCTTATCATGATACAGAGCAAGCTATACGAAAGTCTATGGAACGTCAGCAAAAAGAAAGTGCTGAGTTAAGACGTAATACTACCGATAGAGCTACAGGTGTTCTGAGAAGAAACTTAACAAAAATTCCTAGAGAGTTCCAAGCTAACGTTATAGTTGATTGGGCTACTTTACAGAATGAGGATGAACCTATTGCATATATGCGGGGAGCAATACGTGATGTTGTTTCAAAGACAATAGAAGATGGTAAGATAGATTCACCAGATGAATTGATATGGGAGTATATAAACATTAGAGACGAAGTATTAAATAGTTATTTAGGGAGGAATATAAATGTTCCAACAAAATCAGCAGAATAATCCATATAAAATAGATGCACCCCAATACGCCCCCGCTACGGAACCAGTTCCAGCTCTACTTGAAGAAGGTGAGATTGGTTACGGAAACCAGAACTTTAATAATACCTTTATAAATGCTACTAGCGAAATACTAGAGTCTGGTCAGAAGTTTTGGCAGGATATATGGGCATTAAATCAACAGAGGCTACAACTAAACGCACAAGTTAAGGCTTCGGATTATAAGGAATGGCGACTAGGGGAGCTAGAACGACTAGCCAATAAGGCCGAGAAGGAGTTGAAGTATAAAGAACACCTTCGACTAATGCAAGAACAAATGGATATAATAAATGGAAACTGGGAAAGGGGTAATGAAACATACGGGGGATTCTCACAATGATTGACCCAAATCAAGGATTGTTCAAATCCCCCGGATTTGAAACTCCCGGATTGTTTAGCTTTCCGCTTACACCCGAAGCAGAGATAAAACTTGCTGAGATGAGGGAAGAACATAAAGTAGCATCTACGTATAAAATGCCTTCTTGGGAATATGGTAATGCTTTCTCTACGGCTCATACTTACCTAGCTCTTGACCAAGCTATAAAGGAAAAGCAGGGTGATAGAGATTTCAGTGATATATGGCAAAGAGAAGTAAGTAATAGAGGTATTACAGCCGCCGAGTGGATAAAGAATAATCCAGAAGAACTAAGAGAACAAATATCTTTTCTGATGTCACAAACAATCGAATCGAATTATAGAGATTTAGAGAATCAGTTGGTAGATGATTCTCTAACTACCGAAAAGGATACGTACTTTAGTGGTATGTCGGGGGATTTTGATGATATGAAGTATCCCATTAAAGGAAGCGTAGACCTAACCAGCGAAGACAGACCTAATGGTATAGAAACAATTTTTGGTAATGTAACAGAAGGATCTTATGATATAGGATCGTGGTCTTCTTTCCTAGATGACGAGGGTGCTAATATGCTATCGTCTATACTCAGACGACGTAGGTTAAAGGATGGTCGATTCTCTGGGGATATTGAGAAATCTACGTCAGCAGCAGTTACCTCTACTATACCGGACACAGATCTATCACCCCTATTCCTAGAAAAAAGTAATTCGTTTTACTATACTATTGATTCTGCTCTTGGTTTAACTAAGCCCACTCGATATTCATCCAGGAGGACCTTAGACAGAGGTACTCAAGAGTATGATGATGAGATGAAAAGGCGTGGGTACAACCCAAATGCTCTTGTGTTTACAGAAGAAGGAGAGAAGCAATTATTACTATGGTCACAGACATTAAATGATAAGAGTATTCCGCAAGATAAATGGCGAGCTCATAAAGCTAGTATAGAATCAGAGATTGCGACACAGTATCCTACATTATCCCAAAAGGAAGTCAAGGACTTGTATACGGAGTTAAAGATGTGGGGAAGTAGCGGAGCAAGCATGGGCAGGAGTAAGTCGGTGTGGATAAAACTTGGAAGGTCTTATGCTACACTTATCTCATCGCAGGTACCAGTTAGAGACGATCCTGCAGCAGACCAAGATATAAACTTAGCTGAATATGTTGATACAATTATGGAAAAAGTAGCTTTAAGAAATTCTATATTATCTGGTAAGGGCAAAGCATCAGAGCCAATAGAAGTTAGCATCCAAGCTGTAATGAAAGACATGAGTAAAAATGGAGAGTTTCCCGAGGGCTTTCAATTACTATGGGATGATTATGATGATACTTATCTAAAGCAGGGTATGGATAATATGTTAAGTACTTATCCCCTCCCGGTATGGGATACCGATTCCAATGTCAAAAAAGACATTGATTCTGTTATATATGCCCTAAAAGATGCGACAGAAAAAGCGCGACAGCAGGGATTAGAGACTGAAGAATTTAAAAGATTGATGGGTGTTCAGCCTATTGATCGTCCAGCAGAACTAGAAAAAATAGAGGCTGAGGATAGACAAAGAGGTGAAGAGATAGCTGCTTATAGTGAGGAAGAGGGAGAGCTCCTTTCAATGGACCGAGAAATGGCAGAGCTTCTGTCACCAGGATCGATGGACCAGTATGGTCCAACTCTATTCAGCGAGCTTACCGACACTCAGGTTACGAGCGATGTATTTAATTTTAGTCGCTTATTTGCTGGAGGAGTTACATCTAAATTGGAGTGGAACCTTAACTTTAATACAGAGATAGGCTTAAAGGCTAATATAGATACAGCTGCTACCCTTCGAAAAATAGTACTTAGTATAGCTGATCGAGATAATAAGGGAAAACCTATTATAGATCAAAGAGTTATCACAAATATAATGACAGCTTTATACGGATACGGCTCTGCATACCCCACGGATAAGACGAATGCAAAGGCTATGTATGCAACTGTCACAGACTATAGCGATCCTCGCTGGGAACAGGGGTTAAGAGATGCAATCGATTTTGCTGTAAACACAGCACCTGAGATAGAGCGTATTATTAATCTAAAAAATAATCCCTTGTTGGCATGGGAAGAGACTATGGTAGAAGAATATAAGGTAAACTTTCCTGATATGACATTTAATAATATTGATGATGTAGAAAATTTAGTAGTAGATGTAGCTTGGCGTCATAAGGATTACGGAGTACGAAAAAATTATAAAATAATGAGGCTATATAACGATCTTAAGAAAGCTGGGGCTGCCTTTTACGAAGAGGCTTCAGGTGCCTCAGCCTTACACAAGGCGCTTCTAAGCTCTCAGAGCCACTGGGCCACGGGTACATCAGCTGCTCCAGGTGCATCGATATATAATGGTGTCTGGTATGCCGATAATACCTTAATTGGTAATGAGCATACACCAGCAGGACAAGCCCTTATCCAACATAACATGGGAGCTCTTGGAAAAATATGGCGAGATACTGCAGTTTCTCTCTGGGGAGAAGATGCTACAAACAAGGCAGGTTATACGACACCCTTCCTTCCTAGTCATCTTTTTGATATTCAAAACAGAACTATGAGATTTGAAGAGATACGGAATCCACTAGAGGCACAACTAGTTACTACCTTCATAGTTAATGCTTTACACGGCAAGCAGGTAAAAGGAGACTTGAGGGTTATAACAGACCTTAGGACGTATATAAAGGACGGCCTAACTTTTTCTAATGACGCTTCGGTTTATGGAGAAGGTACCGACAACCATTCAAAAAGACAAAGGGTATGGATGGCTGTAGCTTCTCTAATACAGTTCTCTGGCTTAATGGGAAGGGACGCAACTAAGAGGGATGTTATACTAAACCAAATACTTGGTGCAAAAGATAAAGAAGAGAGAGACATGTATGAAACAGTGGGCTTATGGTTGGCTGTTCAGCAAGACGCAAGAACTTCTATGGATAATGCATGGACTGACATATCAAACGGGAAAGAATTCTCTGCATGGGTATCTACTCTAGAGTCGCATACCAATAAGTTATTAGACTATATGTCATCTGTAGTAAGCGGCAGGGTAGACCCCGATAGTAAGGGTATTAATCCAATGTTTGGTTTCAATACAACCGACCTTTACGCTAACTTGGAGCATTTCGGCCACGATGACTTAGGCGGTTGGGGCTTTTTTAATGATAGTAAACTATTGGATTGGATGCAGGGGCAGGGGGATCTACCTGGATCATGGGATAGCTACGTTTCTACAGCTCTTCGCTCAGGAATAGTAATACCTCCAATAGGGGATGATTCTATGTGGTCTGATGAATACCGATTCCAGTCAGCTAATAAACAGCTTGAAGCAATGTGGAAGGCTGGCATGCTACACTTCTTTACAGAAGAAACGTACAACCAATTAAAAGATAACAACCTAGCACCATACGGATTAGCAAGAGCCTTACAGGTACACCTAAGTGATAATGATACACGGAGATACGCTAGTGCTATAATGTTAGCAGACATATATAATGATGATGGCCTGAAGTCACCCCTAGAATTATTAACAACTTTAAAAATAATCAATCATTCAAAATTTAAAAAGGATTCTCGTAAACACCATCTACAAATCGTAGGTTTAACGGAGGACGGTGAGCAAATCGTAGTGCCTTCCAATATGAAAGGGATTATAAATTATGCCCAAGATTATCGAGGAGATACTACAGACCTTCTTCCTTTTACTAGTGAGTTGTGGACTGGCGCTACCCCTTATCAGCACCCATCACAATATATAACTCTTGATCCTGTACCGGATGCCGCGACATTAGCTGGACACCCAGGACATGACGATGGTCGGTTCTCGTTGTCAAAAGAAGCGCCACCGATACTGGGTGGGGGACCACCAGCGCTTGCAATAATGTATGATTATACTATAGGATCAGTTGTAGAATATTTTAAATGGCTGGGAGGCTCCTATGATAATGAGTATGAAGAAGAAATAGATTTGATTTCTAAAGAAAACAATGATAGTTTTAAAAATATGATGTTGCGTAACTTTACTCAAGAAGAGGGATGGGGTCCAACGTATCGAAGTCTAGGTTTCAATAGCCAAGAAGAATGGAGTCAGTGGTTTACCGATGAGGTATTGGTACCGTATGTTGCTGATGTTAAAACCGCAGAAGATAATGGTTGGTTAACGGGTATTAATTCTCCTAGTATAGAAGACATGCACTTCAATGTATTAGACCGATTAATGAAAAAGATACAAACTGGCGGGGGTCGATTAGGAAATGCTCAACCCGATTTTAATCTATTCGGTTTAAGAGGAATGCTTGGAGGAGAGAAAATAGGAAATGAGCATACAGATGACCTATTTACTGATCTTTATAAATATGGTAGAAATACTACTCTGTCCATTAATAACACGAGTATGAGCGACCTTACAAGAGAAGGAGCTCAAAGCTCCATGACTTTAACCCTACTAAATCGGACGGTGGATGGCACTATAGGCGGAAACATAACGCTTCCTTGGACTATAACTGACAACGATTTTCCGCTAGAGAGTTTACCAGCTCATAGGGGATGGCATCCTTGGGAACAAGGCGGACAGAAAGAGGATGAAGAAATAGAGATACATATAAAGGATCTCCTAAAGGTACCGGAACTTGAGTGGGATGAGACGATGGAACCTATATCAGACGTAAATAGACTCTTAGAAGAGTCTATGAATGAATCCTTTCCTGCAGTGAACGGGGATGTGTTAGGGGTAATGCCTATGCCCAAAGGATTTAAGACACACGAAATTGAAGTGAGAACTTTAGATAAGTTGTATTCTTCTCAAGAACAAACAGCAGAACCATCGGAAGCTACCAGTATTTATTTCGCAGCTAAAAAAGATAATCCACTTAAGTTTGTAGTAGGCGAACCCGGAGACGGTACGCCTACTCTTATCGATCAGATTCTCGAATACTCAGAATTAGATATCTGGGAAAAAAATGTAGGTTACTTCCCCGAGCCTTCTAATGAAAAGACCGCAGCAAAGTTAGCAGAAATTAAAGAAACAGCTAATGCTATGGACGAAAAAGTTACAGAGTATAGAAATAATGTATTTCAGCCAGCCTATGCTGAATACTCTCGAATATACCTCGATCGTCAAGAAAGTGGCAGGACTATACACATGGACTCAGAGCCTGAACTAACAGAATTACAGAAGCAGTACATAGAAGAGGAGCGTGACGGCAAATATGGTAGGATCATTCCTGGTAAAGAAGCTTCTTGGCACCAAATATGTGACAAGAACGATCCACGGCGATGTTCCGTGAGAATATTCCGCGATCCCGAATATAACAAAATATATCAGGAGTGGAGCCTCAGTCCATACAAGGCACACGCCGAGTTACTGGATATGCAGAACCACATATTAAAAATGCAAAGCGAAGTAGAGAATTATATTGGAGGATGTGGAACTGACAGTGTTGTTTGTAAGGAATTTTCTAGTGAAGAGGGGCAGCACTATATTAACACGGACATTGTAAGACCTAAGAGAATGAAACTAAAAGAGTTTCCTTCGATTCATCCCTTAGAGTGGATGCGTAGCATATTAGAATTTACAACAGAAGAATATTATAATAATTATCCAATGCTAACTGAGATGGTAAACGCACTTCCTAACGAAACTCCCGAAGAAAAAGAAAGGAGAGTAATCTTTTCACAAGCGTGGGGTAACTATAGTCCTGCCGAGGATTACCCTCCATTATACGTAGTACCTCTACCTGAGTCATTATTCAGAAGTACTGAACAAGGAGGGCGCAATGTTTCACAGTCTAAAGTCGCACGGCCAAGCTATACGTCTAATGTAGGACCAAATTACCCGCGCCCACTACCCGAAGAAAGTATGGGTTTCGCCTTGGATCAACGGAGGATATTTACCGAAATGTCCCGACCTTTTGAAACACCCCCTGATGAGGGTCTTCTATCGCAACTCTCACCCACCGGTGGGCGTATAAAGAAATACCCCATTAATTACCCCACTGATTACTATGAAGACACACCGATAAAAGAGACTGAAGTAGAGATTGGTCTAGTACCAGGCAAGGCTGATTATCTAGCTTTTGTGGAAGCCGGTGTACTAGGAGGGAAACGTTGGGATGACCCCAGCAGGGGAGGTCCCCGTTATGGTGAGTCGTATGGACCAGAACACTACAGAGGGGGAAAAAGTGCTAATACGCCCACATATATAATGATGCTTCCAAACGTCCCGGGTACAGAGGAATTGGTAGGGACATTCAATCAGCCCGATGGGGAATGGGAACAGACATTCAATCTGCCCTTTGGTATAGGATTTCACGAAGGATTCCACGTCATGCAAGAGATGGATTATGGCATCCGCGAAAATAACTTCTGGAGTTCCGATCCGGACCAGCAGAGAAAAGACTATTTCGAAAACCCGAGAGAATGGGGTGCATATACAGCTACTGCGCTGGTAAATTATAGGGATATGTTAGGAGTAAAGCCAGGGGAGCGTATAGACATAGAAGGATTTTTCGAATATCTAATGGAGATACTGGGAACAGGGAAGGATCCAGCTACTGGGCAGGAAGGCATGCACACTGAATATATTCTTCCTGCAATAGAGTCGATGCGAGAGATGATAAATTCCAGTTGGCAAGAAACTCCTGAGGGGGAAAAAACAAACCCGTATTTAGATATCTTTGAACACATGTTCACCAACACAGACGAATTAGAAAGCCAGGGCCGACTTTTAAAGACTCAGGCAGAACCAAATAGAGATGAAACACCCCAGTCGGGAGCTCATCCTAGTATGTTAACAGCTATCACTCAAACAGCCCTAGCCCATCCTGGTGTATACCATGAACTAGGAGTAACTGAAGAAGAGTATGAAACATTACAAAAAAAAGAGTGGGCTTCACACTATGAGTATCTCAAGAAGGTAGAAGGATCAATACTTAAACCAGCTAATCTATTTGGAGAACCCCACAAAACAGTAGGTATTGGTCACTACTTAGATGGATCAGCTTATGATCGAAAGGTTGTAAAGGAAGCATTGCCTAAAGTAGACTATGAAAAACTACGAACGGGACAAATATCCTTGGATGATGATCAAGCACTCGCGCTATTCAAGGTAGATGCAAGAGAGAAGTATCAATTAGCTAGAAGAATAACTACTGGTTTTGATACGTATTCAAATAACCTTAAGACACAGCTTCTATCCGCTACTTTTAGAGGTAGTTGGGTTTATTCTGATAAGGCAAGAGGACTATTAGCTCAAGGTAAATTCAAAGAATCAGCAGATGAATTCTTAGACTCTCAAGAATATAGAGATGCTTTAAAGCCTGATTCAAAAGAACCAGGAGTAGCTCCTAGAATGGAAGCAGTAGCTAAGGCAATACGAGATGAAGAAATCTACGAAGAAAAGGAGAGTAATTAGTGGCAAATAGATTATGGAATGTTGCACCGATAGATCCAGTTTTCTCTCATTCGTTTATTAACGAACATTACGAGGAAGAAGTAGGAGAACTAAATAGACTTAACAACGCACTTCCCTTTAAAGGCGTGACTCGAAAAGATTATGAGAACTTTAGTATGAGCGCACGACGTGATAGATTTACTGGTGAGTTAGTGAGGGGTCCCCTAGAGCTATGGGACTCTTTAAGACAGAGTGGTGACATGTATTTTAAAAGAGGATACACAGCTACTCACGCCGGAGCAGAACAGCTATCAGCTTCTTTGATGTTACGTACAGAAGAAGAACGCGAAAAACTAAAAGATACTAAGTATCTGAAATACTCAAGTGAGGGTACAGAGTTTCTTAAATCTTTTTCCGAAGGAACTGTATGGAACTTTGCCAGAATGACAGGAAGAACGTATACTGACTTAAATGGAAAAACTAGGTGGCGTGTTCCTATTGATCCATTAAACGGCATAGGTGACGGATCATGGGGTATGGCTGCTACTCCTGAAGATATATTTAAGCACGAAGCGCCCGAAGGATGGACACCTAAAGAAGCCCTTAAAGAAATGGAAGAAGTCGATCCTGATATGCTACAGAAGTATCAAATGTTTTTGGGTGGGGAAGAAGAAGTAAAGAAAATTACTAAGGATACTAGAAATCCTTATGAATTCTTTTATAGACTAAACGAAGAGTTACAGAATAGAAATATAGCAGAATCGTTAGCTTATCAGTTCAAACAAAACGAAGAAGCCGGTAAATCTTATATTAACTGGTATGAGCAATGGGGCAAAGAATTTTTAATTAGTAGTATTATTAACGATCCTGATATGGCAGGATCATTGACTATAGCTGCAGCACTTACGGTAACTACTGGCATCGGTGGCGTTATTGCAGAGGTAATTCATGCTGGCGCTAAAATAGGTAGGTACGGAAAAACGGCCGATAGGCTGTTAACTTTAGCGGCAGGTGTACATAAAGTAACAGCGATGGTTCCTAAGGGTGCTATGTTCTTACCAGAAAATTTAGGACCTAGTTTAATTAGGCTGAAGTTTGGCGCCCAAGCATGGAAAACTAAATCCTTTGTTAATAGGGCTGGGTGGATTACTCTTGGTAATATAGGAGAAGGTACAATTACCGGTGCACTAGCCGAGCTCTCTAATCAAACATTCCAAATAGATAAACAGAGCATGGATGAGTATCACCAAAAAGAAATCTTAAGGCAGGCTATGTTTGAAGCAGCTATCTCACCTATCATCAACCCAATACTAGGAAGTGTTATGTTCCGTGTACCAAGGCT